AAGCCGAGGCGTTCTGGGAATCAATGACTCGATCAAGGCGGCGGACGCTTGTGGCAGCGTTTGCCTGGACGACTTCAAGTTGAGCTTCGACACGTTCCTTCTCCTTTGCGCCGTAGCGCCAGTCCTGTACCTTCCAAGTGCCAATGGATGCAACTGATGCAACCACAATGGCAAAAAAAACCTGCTGGTAGAGACGATCCAAGACCATCACACACCTCCATGGGGGACGATCTTGATTCGCACCGTCTCTCCGCGCTTCATGGCGGCGGCAACCAGATACTTCAGCGTCTTCAACGCAACCTGGCTCATAGTCACCGTGTTGGCGGAGTTGCGCGATCCAGGCAGAAGGCAACCCTCGGTGTCGGTGGAGCGGTTGCCGCCATGGATGCGGATGTACTTGTAGCCAGGAACATCGCGGAGCGTCATCGTCTCCGGCCCGAACCGGCCGCTGTTCTCGAAGGTGATGAGGTACGTGCCAGCCGGGATGGCGGTTACGCCGTGAATCTTCCACTCTTCGACTGGCACACCTGGCAGCTCGCGCACCTCGTCTTCGAGGATGTCGCAGACAAACGAGTCACCGGCATATAGCTTGGAGAGGGTGGCGCCGCCAACACTGGCTTCGCGCTTCATGGTCAAGAGCATGTTCGGCCTGCCTTGTGGATGCGGTGGAACTTGATGAGAGTGCCGACCAGGTAAGTGGCAAGCCCAATTGCCAGGAGGGTTACAGCGTTCTCGCTGGGGCGCTCGTAATAGACCCCAACGCTGCGCATGACCGCTCCGAAGCTGAGCATGGAGAGGCCAATGCGTTGGGTCAGGGTGTCTTCAAACAGGTGGTGGAATACGGCCATGGTGGAGATGGCCGCAACAATCAGGAGGGCTGTGATCTGAAGCGAGTTCATTACGCGCTCCATTTCTTCTTGGCCCACTTGAACACTTCCTTAGCCATCTTGGCGGAGTCCAGCATCTGGATCACCTCGTAGACCTTTGCGATGATGGCCATGCCGAACAGGCCGATCATGTAGCCCACCAGACCCTCCACCTTCTCATCGGCAACCGATCCAAGCCAGTGAGCTGTGGGTGTTGCGGCGTAGTAGCTCAGCGCCGATCCGCCAATCACCATCAGCACCTTTTCAACAAAGGTGCCTTTCATGAACTGGAGCGATGAAAGGGCGCCAACAACCCCGGCCGCAAACTTGGCGAAGGAGAAGTCGGAAAAATCTGGGAGTGCCATTTGTGTTTGTCCGGGGGTGTTCAGCTACGCGGAGAAGTCTAGGATTTCTAGGCTCTCCGCGTAGCAAAAGAGGCTCCAATTCAGAAGATGATCGGCGTCGGAGATGGGCAGTTGAGCAACAGCGCAGTGCATTGGTAGTCGCCTGCTCCATACCCAGAGACCAGAAGCTGGCCATCGTCCAGCAGATACAGCAAGCCACCCTCCGAGGCGACGCCGACTGGTGCGATGTCCACCACGGTGCGCCCAGCGATTGGCACCTTGACGAAGGTGTTCTTGTCCAGCAGATCGCCTGTCCCTAGCTGCCCAGCAGCATTCGAGCCAGCGACCCACACCACGCCCGTGGCGTCCAAGAGTGCTGTGTATTGATAGGTGCCAGAAGCGCCCATAACAACCTTGGTGACGTTGGTTGGAAACCCTGGAGAGCACTGTGTAAAAGAGCTGGTGTTCGAGTTCGTGCCGATGCCAAGTGTTCCGAGGGTGTTCTGTCCGGCACCCCAGATCGTGTTGTCATTCTTGATGATGATCGTGGACACGGAGTTGTTGGCAGCTCCATCCATCGCGTGCGCGCAGCTCGCATAGGCGTCACGCACTCCGGTGGAAACCAAGGTTGGAACGAGCACAGCCGCCGTCGCTCCAGTTCCCCCAGAACCAGCGTGCGGAGTGCCATGGAAATACAAGTTTCCGGTGTTGCTGATGCAGAACAGGCCCGCTGGATGAGCGGCAATCTTTGAGATGACGATGCTGCCACTATTGAAGAAGGCATTGAGCGTCGGGATCGTTACGTTTGCCACGCCGTTGTTGCCGAGTGCGCCGTCCACGCCATAACCCCAGGAGTAGACCTGGCCGCTTGCCGTCAACGCATGGAAGGTGCCGTATCGCTCGCGCGAACCAACGATCTTCACGCAGTTGGCGACACTTGGCAGCTCTGCAAAGGTAGTCCGGTTGGTGGTGCTGCCATCTCCGCACTGTCCGTAGGCGTTGTAACCGGCTGCATGAACCTTGCCATCCGAGGTGCGAACCACGCTAGTGATAAATCCCTCGAAACTCTCAGCCATGGCGACTTCCACGACAGTCTTTCCGAAGATGGAATTGCTGGCGTTGGCAGATGCGTTGTATGGAATAGTCTGGGCGACCAAGTTCCCGGAGGCGCAGGCGCCATAGGCGTTATCACCCCAAATCCAAAGCTGGCCATTCTTGTCGATGCAGTAGGAGTTGCCATTTCCCGGAGTCATGTAGACCTTGCTTGCGCCAGGAAAGCTGCTGGCAAAAGCTGGCCGCACCGGATTCGAGCGACTGCCGGTGTGCGCACCAATCCCGAGCTTATAGATACCATTGATGCCCCAAGTCCGCACGGAGTCGTCGTCCATGATCACCGCTCCGCTGCGGTAGATAGATGGGCTGAGGTGGAGTGACTTCACCTTGACTCCAGAGCGGGAACCATCATCGCCCCAGACGGGCAGCCCGGTGGCCAGGTCAATCTTGAGAACCTGATTCGCCAAGCCAGCGGGCAGGCGAGTGAGCTGCGTGCCGTTGAAATAAATCAGGTCTCCGTTTGCAACGCCAACGGAGAGAGACCCTTGCGCAAATAGCTGCCACTTGGCCGTGTCTGTGCCGGGGGTGATGCCGATGTTTCCATCAGCAACAGAGACGTAGGAGTCGCCATTGAAGTGCGCCACGTCCTGCTTCGCGTAGGTCACTCCGGCGCCATAGACGCCTTTCCAGGTGAAGGCAATCTTGCCGAGATTGATGGTTCCCATGATGGTTCCTTAAAAACGAATTTGCTCCGGAACTCCGGAGTCGAGAGACAACTGATTTCCATTCATCCCGTAGTCGCCGGAACCCCAGGAATAGACCTGGCCGTCCGATGTGAGTGCGTGGATTGCGATGTTGGGCACGGCGGTGCCATAGACAAATCCAGAGGCGGAGAAGTCAATGATTGGTTTTTCCAGGGCAAGGTGATTTGTCACCATGGCTCCATCGGCTACGACACCATTGCCATATGCGCCACGGTTTAGTCGCCCCCAAAGCACCAGCTTTCCATCTCCGCGAAGGGCGAAGCATGCGTATGCGAATTCGGCGCCCATCATCCGCAGCTTCGTCACACCTTGAAGCATTCCAGGGGTATTGCCAACGGTTGTCCAGGTGGAGATTTGGTTTGTGTCGGTGAAGTTAGACCAATAACCGTTGTAACCCTTCCACCGCACCGTGCCATCCTTCATCAGACAAACGCCTTTCTCATAGGAGCCGTTGATGAAGTAGCAATCCTCTACGTTGGTAAGTTCTGGAGTGCCAGACCAAGGAGACGAGAAGCTGTGCGTAAAGCCGCCTCGCGTTTGAACACCAGCATCACCACGAAGGTACAAATCACCATCCTCGAACAGCAGGGCTAGCGTCCGGTAATACTGCGAAGCCGCGACTGCATGGTCGTCTGATTCGGAGTAGCACATCTTTTTAACGCGGCGACCACCCAGGTCAAGACGCTTGTGAATCTGCGGAGAATATGTTCCAGCTCCGCTCGCTTCGGAGTTGCCAGCAACCCAGATTCGGCCCTCAAAATCGAGGAGCGCTGAAGCGTTGTAGTTGCCACCAAAGCAAAAAGCCTCCTTGATTGGAGTGCTTGTGGTGAATGGGATCAGCCTTGCCTCGGGCGGAGAGCTGGTGTTGTTGAGGCCACCAGCGTAGCTGCCGTTATAACCAATGAAATAGCAGCGACCTTGGTCGTCAATGGCGATAGCCATCGCATAGCCATACTGGTCGTATTGCGACGTGGTAATCGACTTGATGACGGCGTTGGCTGGGATGCCGGTTGCGCCGGAGTTCCCGTTTACCAGCCGAGGAAACGACGATACGCCGGTCAACCCTGTGATGCCACTGAGCCAGCCGCCATGATTTGCGCCCCAAGACCAAAGACCGCCGCCAGCGTCAACAGCGTAGCAATGACCCAGGATGTAGGCGATCGACTTGATTGGGGGGGTTCCAGGAGGAAATGGAACTCGACCGGAGGTTTGCCGAGTGACGAGGCCACCAATCCCGAGTTCTCCGCTATCGTTTCGACCCCACGCACGCACCGATCCATCAGCCATGATGGCGTGCATGCAGTAACTGGTTGCGTACATGCGAGCGCCACCCTTGTTCATCGACTGCCCAAGGCCAACTGCAACCGTTCCGTTGCGGTCACGGGTAAAGCGGAAGCCAACGCTGCCATCCGCGTTGGAGTAGAGAACCTGGCCAGCCACGCCGCCAACAGATAGGCCGCCAGTCAACAGATGACCTTGGATGATCGCGTCCTGCTGGCCAAGGGCGAAGGCTTGCGGAGAGCCGCCGCGAATGACCATCGCGCCGCCGTCCTTGAAGACGACATCGCGCTCCTGGTAGGAGATGTTTGGCGAGTAGATGCCCATCCAGCGGTAGCCGAGCTGGGAGATGTCGAGGTTGTATGGAGTCATGCCAGTTGCACCACAAGGTTGTTGTTCGACACGACGAAGGAGATGCCCTCCGAGATGATCCAGCACTCAAACTGGCTCACGTCGTAGTCCTCATCTTCGCCAGCGGTGACGATCAGTTCGCTTTCGTCAGGTGACAGCTTTAATCCATAGAACAGCGGGACGGCCGGACGGGCGCGCAGGATGACCTCATCCAGGATTTCTTGTGCGTCAGCCGCTGCGTCAATGGCGGTCTGCACCTCCGCTGGCGTCGCCAGGGTACGGAGCACGCCGGTATCGGGGTGGAAGAGGTCATCGAGCAATTCGCCAACAGTGCGATTGCCCTTCTCCGCGTCTTCCATGTAGTTTTCGAGGACGTGCAAGCCCGTCTTGGAGCTTGTGAATTTGATCTGGTCGGCATCCGGCCGCGTTAGTTTGTAGCCCATGGTTTAGCCCTCCCCTGCCTCTGGCACGTAGATTCCAAGGTGGCTGCGCACCTGGCGCTCGAACAGCTCGGCATTGGCATGCCGCTTATCCATGGCTGCAATGGAAGCCTCCATTGCACTGGCCTGGGCCTTGAAGTGGATGCGCGACTTGGCAATGGCCTCGCCAATGGCGGCGTCAATGTAGTCGCGGATCAGCGGATCAATGAGGCCCGCCAGTTGATCTTTGGTGGCCTTGGTCATGCTGCCGCCCTTAATGGAATGATGTTGCCCGCCTGGAGCTGCTTGTCGATGTTTTCCTGCGGCATGACGGTGGACTGGCCACGCATCTTCTCCATGATGGCCAGGCGCTGGCTGGGAGAGAGGCCATCCTTTTCGATCTTCTCGCGGGAGATGCGGAACTGGTCAACGTCAGGAACGCCCATCGCGCGGATGGCTTCTTCGACCATGCGGCCGGTGTCGTACTCCATCATCAGGCCAGCGTTGCCAACCGTCTGGAGAATCTGAATCCACGTCTCTGGAGAGCGAGTCGGCTCCAGCGGCAAGGTTCCATCGACAACCATGTACTCAACGTCGCCCTGGAGCATTGACACGTCGTAGTCCACGTACCCGTTGTCGATCATGCCGCGCAGCATGTCGTTTTGCTGATCCTCGGCAATGCGCAGAGAACCCGAGTAGTTGAGCGCATCCTGGATGTTGGAGCACATCATCCGGACGCCGGGGCGAATGCCAGTGGCGGAGATGACGCGCGACAAGACGCCAAGGCGCTGGGAGCCAAGCTGACTCAAGCGGTTGATCTCGGTGGCAGACCGGACATCTCCGGTTGGACAGGAAGCTGATGTCCTGGTAGTGGCCGCGCGTCACGTCGGGCACGGTGGCAATGTGGATGCCATCTCCCGGCTTGGTGCCAGGGAGGGTCCGTACAACGCCCCACGGGTTGCGGTTGATCAGGTCGTGGATCGCAACCTTCGTCGGGTCGGCAAAGATCAGGTTGTTCAGGGCGGCCTGCACGTTGTCTACCCGAGAGCGGAGAAGCCAGGTGCCGAGATCATGGAGTGGCAACAGTAGGTCGTAGAGACTTTGCTGATGGCTCTTGTGGGAATCGAAGCCGAAGCCGGGATTCACGCAGGGGAACTGTCGTCCGTAGGGGGAGAGCTGCGCTCGGATGACGAATCGCTCATCCAAGATGGTGACGACCATCCAGACTTCGCCCAGATCGGGGAGGCCAAGTTCATAGCCGTTGAAGCAAATCCAGGCTTCGTCAATGACGTGGCTTCGTCCAACCTTGAACTGACTATTTGACGTGCCATCGCTCTGGTCATTGGGGTTGACGTTCCATCCATTGCCAGCCTCCTTGTGCCAACCGTGGCTCGCCCAACCGGAGGCGAAACCGCTGTTGTCCAGAATCCGCGGATATTTCATGACCTTCGGGTACATGCCGGTGCGGCGAATGGCCGAACCACTCATGTGATCCGAGAAGACGATGAACTGCATCTTGTCCACGGCGCCAGCTTGGGCGCGCGGATCAGGGAAAGTCTTCCGAGGATCGGAGTTGACGATCATGTTGGAGTTCAGCTTGTCGTTCCAGACGTACTTCGTTGGCGCAGTGCCATATCGAATCAGGTCAAGGAACTGCTGCGCCAGGCGGGCTTCTCCGGCACTGGCCCGCATCTGCTGGTGGAGCACGCGCTCCAGGAGAACCGAGGGTTTGCGACTGGCGCGGTTCAGGCCTTCGAGCTGGAACATCGGGTTTCGCCCGGTGATCGCCGCCATGAAGTACGTCAGCACTGTGTCGGAGATCGCGCGGGTGTCAGCGATGACCACCTTGTTGCGGAATGCAGTCGATTCAGCGGGGACGTAGAGATCGTGTGCCCGGTCAGCCTCACGCCAAGAGTCGTAGCGCTTGGAGATGGACTTGTGGGACATCTCGGAGATGACCTTCACATACTCGACAAGTCGTTTTTCCTGGTCGTTGCTCAGGTCTTCCGAGATGTCGTCGTAGCCCATCAATTTGGGGGCGAGCGCAGACAGGTCGGCAACGATGTTGTCGGTTGATGTGGACGTTCGGTAGTCAAACCAGGCTGTGCTCATCCGGCGTTTTTACCAGAAACACGGCCGAATAGTTGCTTTAGTTGCTTACTGGAAATATGATGTTGCAACGCCGTGGTAGGCGGAATTGGGTCGAGAGCTTTCCGATGGGCAGTCTCCTTGACCGTGCTTAACTAGCAGACCCTCGGAATTACCACCTTGGAGTCTGCCCTTCGGAGAGCTTTCTTGATCAACAAGAACATCCCAGGCAGCGCTCGCTACGCTGCGATCATTGAGGATATGAGTAGGGACTATCGCCTGACCGCCCTCGACTGGCGGGTCATGACGTACCTCCTCAGCAGAACCCACGACTGGAAAGTCTCGCAGGCTGACATTGCAAGCCGAGTTCTTTCCGAAGAGCGTGCTGTAAGGCAGTCGCTTCTTCATCTGGAAGAGCTTGAGTACGGCCATCGCGTGATGCGCCATGGTGGGAAACAGAGCTACATGATCGACTTTGTTCTCAACTACACCTCGCCCAGCATCCCTCTCACCCGGAACCGCAATGCCGGTTCAACCGGAACTGCAATGCCGGTTAAGGACGCCCCATCCGGAGCCACGGTGCCGGTTGAACCGGAACCACAACTCCGGATTGAGCCTAGTGAACCGGAACTGCAACGCAGCGAACCGGAACCACAGTTCCTGTTCAACCGGAACGGATATGCCGGTTCAACCGGAACCACAGTTCCTACTACAGAACAGGAACAGAACAGAAGACAGAACAGTATTACTGAACAGCTCGACTCAGCAGACGTTGACATCAGCTTCGATGACTCGGAAGAGGGAGCTGGAGCCTACTCAAATTTCGTGTCAGAGATTTTCAGCAAAGGTCAGAAGTCTGAGCAAAGGCCGATGGCCGAATTGGCGGCAAGGCACAGCGGGTTGATTTCGACACCTGGTGGCCAGCGGGGCAAAGGCGATCCGAGAGGACGAGCTGCGGGCCATGTCTGGCCTCCCTCCGTTTTCGTTCAAGGAGGCGATGATCCGGCTAACCCGGCGCGAGCTGGCTGTGAAGTGGAAGAACGAGGAGTTCGAGAACTACGTCGTCGCCTCGCAGTTCGCATCACAGGCCTACTACACCAAGGTCGTCCGGACTCACCCGCTCAACCTGCTCTTCGGCACCGGAGAGATTGAGGTAACGGTGCATCGCTCAATCCCATTTGTCGTTCTCGAAGACGAAGAGACCCAAAAATTCAAGGTCAATCGCTACACCGACGAGTTGCGTTCGATGGCCCTTTACGCAACCATCAAAACATCACATTCCCCAACCCTTCCAATCGACGCCCTGGACCGCCTTGCCGAAGCCCCCGCTACCACCCCAGCCAGCGGGGTCGGCGCGCAGCTCCTGGCCAGCAAATAGCGAATCCTTGAGTCCCTTTGGACCCATGATCTCCCCGATTGGCGCGTGAAACTCCTTCATGCCGGACACGACCATCCGGCTCAGCACGTCGGTTGTGATGACAAAGCTGTCCGCCTGGTCGTCGTTTTTGACCGAGGGAAACGCCACCATCTCGGCCAGCCAATCGTCCAGCCAGTCGGCCTCCTCTGGAATGAACACCCGGCCAGCTTCGATCAGCGGAGTAATGCTGGTCATCCTGGCAACCTTGTCCTGGCTGCCTGGCTTCCACGGGAGCACCGGAACGCCAGAGTTAGCACGCAACTCCTGGATCAGGGATTGGCCCGATGCGTTGTCTTCGATCCAGAATCCGCGCAGACCCTGGCCACGGTAGGCGGCATTGATGGAGACGGCCTTGCGCTTCAGGTCGGGGAATTCCAGCTTCACGCGGAAGACCTTCAGGATGTAGATGTCCCCGATCTCCGTGATCCCGCCCACCGTGAAGACTGAGTAGTCGTTCACCTGCTTCGTCTTGAATGCCGTGTCAACACCGATGGCGATGGCATGGAACTCCAGTGGCACCGTGTCCATGTTGTAGCGCTTGAACCAGCTTTCCTTGACGATGTTGCCGCCCAGGACATACGGACTCTGCTGGTACAGCGCCTCAAACTCCCGCTCACCAAGCAGGCTTCGCTGACGCTGGAGCCAATCAACGTTAAACCGTTCAGGCCAAAGAGCTTCGTACTGCTCGGAGACGGCCACCTCCGGGCTAACGAGCCTGTCGCTGAGCAGCTTCTCTCCGTCCTCCGTTCTCCGCCCGGTGGCGATCTGCTCGATGGTCACGTTCGGGACGTAGCGAGGATCGTCCTCCGGCAACTTGTTCCGACGGATGTAGACCGGCCGCTCCTTCTTCGTCAGGGCCTGGTAGTTGAGGTGCATCCACTCGCCGCGCTTGAACTCAGGCGACTCGATGATTCGGCCAGCCATGTCATCGGGGTGCCAGCGGGTGTGCGTCACGATCTGAAATGGCGGCTGGCCCTCACGATCCGGCTGCATCCGCGACAGCAAGCCGGAGGTGTAGAAGTCCCAGACCTTGCGGCGCTTCGATGTCGAGTCAGCCTCCTCCCGACTCTTGTACGGATCGTCAACGCTGAGAAAGTTGGCGCCACGGCCGGTGGTTGTTCCATCCAGGCCAACCGAGTAGTAGGCGCCACCCGCAGTTGTCTTCCAGAAATCGACGGCCCGCGTCTCCCGGCTCAGGTCAAAGCCCTTAAATGCTCGGCGGGCGCGTGCGTCTGTAACAACCTCGCGCGTCCCACGGCCGAACGTAGTGGCCATGTCGTTGTTGTAGCTGGAGATCATCACCTCGCGCACCGGGCGCCGCATCAGGGCGTAGGCTGGAAAGTTCACGGAGGCGTTGAAGCTCTTGGCGTGGCGCGGTGGCATGTTGATCAGCAGACTCCGAATCGGGTTTCCACCGGCCGACACCAGTGCATCCTTCTCCAGCAAGTCCAGAACCTCCTGAAGCTCGGTCTGGAATCCCACCCACTTCATGTCTGGGTAGTAGTAGTCCATGAAGCCCATGAAGCTC